AAAATGATTTCTTAAAAGGTCTTTGTAACAATCAACTTGAAATCATCATGGATTACGAATGGAAGCAGATGCAAGAGCAGGCTACGTTCATAAAATCTAATACTAGGAAGTGGAGAGCAAGATGAATAGAAGGATTAAAAAGAAGAAAGCTAAACAACTTGCTCAGAAGAAACAAATAGAGTTAGAAAATAAGCTTAGAAAGTTAAGCCCAGAAGAAATTGAAGTTTTATCTAGAATGATTAAGCAGATAGTTTCTGACATCAGTAAGGCTTTTTCTCAAATGTTCGATAGCTTATTTAATTATTTTAAAAATTCGGAGGTAGAATTTGAAGAAATTGAGCGACGAAGACCTCAAAACGTTAGACAGAGAACTTTTCAAATTTCAAAACATTCAACGTACAATAGATTTGAGGAGGCTAGAACTAGAAACTCGAAATCCAGATGCTCAGAGTGGTCCCAGCGTAGGAATAAGCAAACCTACCGAAACTATCGCAATCAGAATCGCAGATGATCCAACTTTAAAATTTCTCGAAGGGTTCAAAGCTATTATTAACAAACTCTTGATCAATCTAGTTGATGAAGATAAGGAAATCTTTAATCTGCGCTGGAGATATCCTCAACTGAGATGGGAAGAAATAGCAGAACAGAAATTCATGAGCAAAGCTACAATCTATCGACGTAGAAGGATTATCTTAGAACAGTACGCTATACTGAAAGGTGAGTTGTAAATAAGATTGAGACAAAAGACATCTTGAAGTCTCACGAAAAAAGGTCTATTATGATAGCATGAACTTCTGAAACAAAAACACACATCACACTTTAGGAGTCATCCTTAATTCTAGTCAGAAAAGTTGTCCAACAGAAGTATCGTCAAGAGTCAGCAAATGCTGGCTTTTTGTTTTGAAAGGTGGTGAGATAAGTGAACAAGATGGACCCAATAACAGACAAAGACATAGTTCATGAAATTGAAGATTATTTGAGAGAGTGGAATGAGATGTATTTTTTACTTTTTGAAGTTGCTCTGTATACAGGTTTTCGTATTACAGATATATTAAGTATTCGTGTTAGAGACGTTCAAGGGTGGGATATAAAACTTAAAGAAAAGAAGACAGGAAAAGTACGTGAAGTTCGAATGACACCAGAGTTAAAAAAGAACATGCGTGATTTTGTGAAAGGAAAGCCACTCAATCAATTTGTTTTCAAAAGTAGAGAAGGGAAAAATAATCCAATAAGTAGGCAAAGATTTGATCAGATTTTAAAACAAGTTGTTGAAGATTTAGAGATAGACAACATCGCCGCTCATTCTATCAGAAAGACTTTTGGATATTTTTATTATCAAAAATTTAACGGAGTAAATGATTTGATGAGCATATTCAATCACTCATCAGAAAGAACAACATTGATATATATCGGAGATAAGCAAGTCACATTTAAAAAGAACATGACTAAGTTTAAAATCTAAGCATTTTTATTTTTTTTAACTTTTAGTTTGTCATATTGAAAAGTTGTCAAACTAAAAACACCGACCTTAAATTAAAGCGTTTATATCAATGCTTAACAAATTTTATTGAGTTTTACAGAATATACAGTATGACAAACTCAAAATACAAAATAGTGTAGTTACAAGAGGTGAAAAATGTTAAAAGAATACCGTGATGATTTTCTTGGAGAAAAGGCCTTCGAGAAATTAAATAAAGATATTGATGCCAATCCTGGCATTGACTTTGAAATTGTTGGATATACTCAAACAGCATTTGTAAATGGAATGCATATACCGTTAACAGCTATACTAGTAAAATGGAATAATTCTTTTAAAGAATCAGAATGAGACAAAAGACATCTTGAAGTCTCACAAAAAAAGGTTTATTATGGTAGCATAGATTTCTTGTATGAGAGGGGATAGGTCACTGGCCTGTCCTTTTTGCATTGAAAAAGGAGGATTGCTATGTACAACAAACCTATCAGACCATCCTTGAAATCTAAGAAGTGGGAGAAGTTCCGTGATAAGATTATGCGGAAGTTCGACTATCTTTGTCAAGAAAGTTTGAGATATGGAATTTCAGTAGCAGCTGAAATGGTACATCATATCTTTCCTGTATCTGAATATCCTGAACTTGAATTCGTTGAGTGGAATTGTTTGCCACTGACAAACAAGAAACACAATACGTTTCACGATAGAAAGAATGATAAGATTATCAATCAAGGATTATTTTGGCAAAGAAAGAGAAAAAAGGAATTTGAAGAATTTTATGGATACCCCCCACCTCTTTAAAAATTCATTTTGGCCAGTAGGGTACCGGTGAAGGGAACTTTTTCCAAGTCGGGGGCCTTCAAACAAAAAGGGGGTAAAAACTAAGCAATTTTGACGAAAGGAGGTAGTTTTTGGCTAAACCAATTACAGCGAAGTCGATTAAGTCAAAAGTGGTCAAGCAGATGAAAGATTTGGGCACTTATCGTAAAGAGTTCGAAATGATCATTGACATCTTTGCTGGCATGCTATATCAGTATCAGAAACTTGCTCAAGATTATGCTGACATGGGTTATCCAGTAACAGACACCTACGTCAATAAGGCTGGCGCTGAGAATGAGCGTAAAGTTCCAATCTTGACAGCGATGGAAATTTTGAGGAAAGACATCCTCAGCTACTCTAATCAGTTGATGATGAATCCTAAGTCGCTCGGTGAGGTAGTAGAACAAGAAGGTGATTCAGTTCTTACTGAGGTCCTGAAGTTTAAGAATGAACTGAAAAAGAAGCGAGTGAAAGATGGATAAAGACTTTGAAAAACGTTTTGCCGATTTTCGCCACGCTACAACCAATCTTGGAAAAGCTAAAGCCTATGTTGATTATGTCCTGAGCTATCAAGAGGAACATAACGAAGAACGGATTTTGGCTGCTGAACGCTTTTTGAGGGATTTGGAAAATCCAGCATATGAGCTTGATGAGGATATAGTGGATTTTGCCGTTCACTTCATTGAGAACTCAATTGTTCACCAGCAAGGAGATGACATGTTTGCCATGTCTATCCGTAACAAGCCTTTGATTTTGCAACCGTGGCAACATTTCACGGTTGTCAATCTCTTTGGGTTCTATCACGCTGGTACGAACGAGCGTAGGTTCAAAGAAGCCTTGATAATGCTGGCACGGAAAAACGGCAAGACCAGTTTTACTGCTGCTATTGCTTTGCTTTATCAGATTTTGGATGCCGATAGTGGTTCAAAATGCTATATCGTGGCCAACTCTGTCAAGCAAGCGCTGGAAGCCTTTAATTTCATCAAGTTCAACGTGGAACGATGGAATGAGAAATCTATCCGTATCAAGGACAATAACCAAGAACACTCTATCACAGCTAATTTTGGAGATGATGGGTCATTCTATATTCAGGCCTTGGCCAACGATGAGAGCCGTTTGGACTCTCTCAATGGCAATGTCACAGTCATCGATGAAGCTCACACGATGAGGAATAGTAAGAAGTATGGTCTTATGAAGAAAACAATGTCAGCATACCGAAACAGTATGCTTTTTGTTATCTCAACGGCTGGTGATATTCCTACTGGATTTCTTGCTAACCGCTTGAAATACTGTCAGAAAGTGCTCAAGCAGTTGGTACAGGATGAGGCTTTATTTATCTTTATTTGTAAAGCTAATCAGACAACGGATGGCGATGTTGGTGACTATCTTGATGATAATGTTTTGAAGATGGCAAATCCGTCGTGGGGTGTCACGGTGTCCATGCCTGCTTTGAGAGCTGAAGCAGAGCAGGCTATGAATGATCCACAGACTAGGAATGAGTTCTTTAACAAGACTTTGAATGTCTTTACAAACTCGATGAATGCTTACTTCAATCCTGATGAGTTCATCGCTTCAGATAGTCAATATGATTGGACCTTAGAGGAATTGGCACGCTTACAAATCCAATGGTATGGTGGTGCTGACTTGTCAAGGTTGCATGACTTAACCGCTGCCGCTCTTTATGGTGTTTACCATGACGGCGAGAAAGATGTTGATATTTGTATCACACACGCTTTCTTTCCTCGTGTAAATGCTCAGAAGAAAGCCAATGATGACGGGATTCCACTCTTTGGTTGGCAGTCTGATGGCTGGCTGACGATGAGCAATACTCCGACCGTTCTCTATGATGATATTGTCAAATGGTTTATCAAGATGAGAGAGAAAGGGTTCAAGATTGCTGCTGTCGGAATGGATAGGAAGTTTGGCCGTGAGTTTCTGACGAAGATGAAACAAGCTCGGTTTAAGATGATTGACCAACCACAGCTTTTCTATCTGAAATCTGAAGGATTTAGACGGATTGAGTTCAAAGTTAAGAATAAAGAGTTTTACTATCTTCATTCTGACGCTTACGAATACTGTGTGAGTAATGTTAGAGCGATTGAAAAGGTGGATGATGCTGTGCAATATGAGAAATTAGACGGTGACGGTGGTACTGCAAGAATTGACTTGTTCGATGCCAGCGTTTTTGCTTGTATTCAGGCTCTTGCTAATCTTGGTAAGAATCAGAATGTCATGAGCTTCTTTGATTAGGTGACTTATGAATGAAATAGTTTTATCAGAACATGAAATTAATGTGCTAATTAATAAAGGGCGAGTTAAAGTAATTTTAAACGGTGAAGAAGTAATCGTTCGTCAAAGCTATACGAAAGATTTGAGGGCTGAAACAGTTAACTGGGATAAACAAATAGTTGATGTCAGTCAGAATATAGTAAGAAACAAACACTTTGATTCACTTTTTCAAAATAATTTTCGCTAGAAAGGAGGTGAGTAAAGATGGGGCTTTTAGATAGGTTTTTGAAACGTGGTAAGAGTCGAAGTGGAACGAATGTTATCACTCATTCAGATTTTGGGCTTTATATTGACGGTGATAGCTATGTGCCTTTGGCCCGCAATCCTGATGTGATTGCTGCGGTCAATAAGATTGCTGACATGGTATCAAATATGACCATTCATTTGATGGAGAATACCGACAAAGGCGACATCCGAATAAAAGACGGACTGGCTCGCAAGATTGATGTGAATCCATGCGACAACATGACTCGCAAAACTTGGATTTTCAAGATTGTGCGTGACCTATTGCTATTCGGTGACGGAAACTCAGTTCTTCATGTTGAGTATGATCCTGTAAATGATTACATTTTGAACCTGAGACCATTCGCAATGAGTGAGGTCTCTTTCAAAAGTGATGATGTTGGTTATGTTGTGAACTATCGTGGTGCTGACTACACCCCAAGCGAAGTCGTGCACTTTGTAATCAACCCAGACCCGGACAATCCATTTGTAGGTACTGGATACAGACTTGCTCTACGAGATATTGTTAGGAACTTAAACCTTACTACTCAAATCAAAAAAGGATTTATGAGTGGCAAAAATGTTCCTAGCTTAATTGTTAAGGTTGATTCTTCAAGTGGAGAATTGGGCACACAAGAAGGACGAGATAAGGTTGCTAAGAAATACTTAACAACAAGTCAAGCAGGTGAACCATGGATTGTTCCAGATGCTCTGTTGAGTGTAGAGCAGGTCAAACCATTAAGCTTGAAAGATATTGCTATCAATGAATCCGTTGAAATTGATAAGAAAACAGTTGCTGGACTTTTGGGAGTTCCAGCTTTTATTTTGGGAGTTGGTAGCTTTGACAAAGAAGAATACAACAACTTTGTCAACACAACAGTCATGAGTATTGCTACGACAATCACTCAGACCTTAACAAGAGACTTACTCGTTTCAAATAATCGGTATTTCAAACTTAATGCTCGCTCACTTTATTCGTATAACATTACAGAACTGTCATCAGTAGCACAACAGATGACAAAAAGTATGGCAATGCGTCGAAACGAGTGGAGGGATTGGCTTGGGATGCCGCCTGATCCTGATATGGATGAGCTACTTGCTCTTGAAAATTACATCCCACAAGATAAACTTGGGGACCAGAAGAAACTGAAAGGGGGTGAGGAAGAGAATGAAGAAACGGAATAGTTATCGTACCGCTCAATTCAAAACACGAGAAGAAGCTGACAGCGGTGATTTGATTTTGAGTGGGTACTTTATCAAGTTTGATGAAGTTACTGAATTATGGCCAGGCTACTTTGAGGTAATCAAGCGTGAGGGTGTTGAAAAAGCCATCAAAGGAGCTGACATCAGGGCATTATTTAACCATGATGATAGTTTGGTGCTTGGTCGGACTGGTAATGGAACGGTCATTTTGGGAGTTGATGAAATCGGACTTTACGGGGATATCATCATCAACAAAGATGATCCGCAAGCTGTTGGGGCCTATGCTCGTGTTCAGCGTGGTGATGTGATTGGATGTAGCTTTGGTTTTATCCCAATAAAAATAAACACGGAAGAGCAAGCAGATGGTTCGTACCTGGACACTATCCTAGAACTAGAAATCTTTGAAGTGAGTCCATGTACTTTCCCAGCCTATCCACAAACGGAAATTGCTGCACGGCAGAAAGACTTTGAAAGTCAACAACGTGCCAATCGTGAGGCGCTGGATAAGCGCAAAAAAGAAATTAAGGAGAAATTTAACCTATGCACAAATCATTGATTTTAGGCGCTCGCATGCGCAACAAAGCAGAAAAAGTGGTGGAACTTGAAGAATCAATCAAAGAATTGAACAAGCGTTCTGAACTTGAAGCGAAGAAATTGGATCAAGCTGGAAGTGATGAAGAAGTTTCAGCAGTTGAAAAGAGCCTTGAAGAAATCCAAAAAGAATTGGATGATAAATTGGCAAAAAAAGAACAACTTGAAAAAGAAATCGAAGATTTACAAAATCAAGTTGAAGAATTGAATCGTAAAGCGCCGACTTACCCAAGTAAAGAACATCGTGGAGGACAAAAATTGGAACAACGTGACGCAATTGCTAAATACATTCGTACCGGTCAAACTCGTGACATCGTAGGTTTGAAAACTACTGATTCAGGAAGCGCAGCTCTGATCCCAACTGAAGTGCTAAAACCTCACTTCGTCAACAAAACACGTAATCCACTTTTGGATCTTGTGGAACGTGTGAAAGTTAACAGTGGATCTGGTAAATATCCAGTTATCAAGAAAACGGATAGTGTAATGGTTTCAACAGATGAATTGAAATCAAATCCAGAACTCGGAAAACCAGCAATCAGCGAGATTGATTATTCAATCAAGACTTACCGTGGATATGTCCCTGTGTCACAAGAAATGATTGACGACGCAGACTATGACATCATGTCCATTGTTGAAGACGAAGTATTCAATCAAGGTGAAAACACTGAATTGTCATTAGTTACTGCTGTCCTCAAAACAGCTACCCAAGCAGATGCGGCTGGATTTGATGGTATTAAAGATATCTACAACAAGAAGCTTAAATCAATTTATAAAGCAAGCATCGTTGTAACTAAGTCAATGTTTGCTGCGCTTGACAAGGTGAAGGACAAAGATGGGCGCTACATGCTTCAAACTGATGTAGCTTCACCTACGGGCTATTCATTTGGTGGGAAAACAATCTACAAAGTAGATGACACAGTGTTTGGAAACGAGGGAGACATGAAATTCTTCATCGGGGATGTCACTGAGTTCGTCAAAGAGTTTGACCGTGCTCAAGTATCCGTTAAGTGGGTGAACAATGACATTTACGGACAATTGCTCGGGCTTTTCATCCGTTTGGATATTAAGAGAGTAGATGAAGAAGCTGGATTCTTCGGAACATACACTGATGTTGTAGCTTAAGGAGGTAGCGTATGAGCTATAAAGTAATTCGTCCTTTCAAGGACTTGGCTGATCCTGAAAAACATGACTACGCTGTTGGCGATATCTTTCCTCGCGAAGGATATGAGCCCACAGATAGCTTTACCAATGGCCTTTTGACTGGCGCCAACACTGCTGGGTCTATCTTCCTTGAAGTCTTGGGAGATGATGAACCTAAGAAGCCAGCTCCTGAAACAAAAGAAGTGAAGGAAGAGCCTGCAGTTGAGCAGGAAGAAACAGTTGATGAAACTGCTGAAGAGCCTGCTAAGGAAGTTGAGGAGTAGACATGGACCAAGGTCAGCTTTTAGAATTGCTGAAGCTTAAGTTGGGTATTTCAACCGACTTGAGAGACAAGCCGTTAAAAAAAATCATTTCAAGTGTCATCACTGAATTGACCGATAATCTCGGTATCGAGCTTGTCGGTGAGCGTGCTGACCATGAAATGTTTATCGTTGACTATGCTGCTTATCGCTATGAGGGTAGGGTGGACATGCCACGTCACCTTCAATGGCGACTGCATAATTTACAGATAGTATCAAAGAAAGAGGTCAAGAATGTGGAATCATGAAATCACACTGATCTCTAAGAAAGTCACGGGTAAGGATAAGCTACTACAACCAATCTCTGAAGATGTTGAAGTTACTCTCTTATGTCGCAAAAAGAAGGTTACTCGTTCTGAATTCTATCAGGCGAATCAGGCAGGGCTTAAACCGAGCTTGGTCGTTGAGATTCGAAATTTTGAGTATGAGAATCAGGAGTTTGCGAAATTTGAAGGCAAGCAATATCGTATCTTGAAAACCTATCCGATCGATTCTGAAATTTTAGAGTTGACTTTATCAGAGGTCTTGAAATGAGTAATGACCTTGCTGATTTTATAGCGAAAGAGCTTGCAGCTTACTCTGATGAGGTTACTGAAGAAGTGGATAAGATTGCAGAACAAGTGGCTGATGAGACTGTGGACGAGTTGAAAGAGACAAGTCCGAAACGGTACGGAAAGTATCGTAGAAGTTGGAAAAAGAAGAAGTTGGCCAATGGCTCTTTTGTTGTATTCAACGCAGTTGCAAGTCTTACTCACATACTGGAGAACGGGCACCTTTCAAGAAATGGTGGTCGTGTCGCAGGTATCGTCCACATCAAGCCAGCTGAAGAAAAAGCGATTCAGAACTTTGAGAAGCGTATCAAGGAGATTGGGAAATGAAGCTATCAGACTTTGCTGCTATTTTGGAACAGGTAAACTTGCCTGTCACCTATCGAGCGTTTAAAACCGGGAACGCTCCTGACCTACCTTACCTGGTCTATTATGAATCAAGTCCAGCCATCAATGCAGCTGACAACACGGTTAATCATCAGATTAAGAGCGTGACAGTCGAGCTAGCTTTTGAGAATAAGGATGAAGATTTGGAAGAACGTCTGGAAGAGCTGTGGACAACTCACGAGCTCTTTTTCGATGTTCAAGAAGAAACATTTATTGAGGCTGAAAGACTCTATGTCAAGTCTTATACGGTCTATCTATATTAAGGAGGAATGACATGACTCAAGAAAATAAAGTAACCTTTGGCTTAGAAAACGTACATATCGCACCTATCAAAACACTTGCAGCAGATGGAGTTATTACTTACGGTGATGTTTTTCGTTTTCCCGGGGCGATGGAGCTGACACTTGATACCAAAGGGGAAACAACCCCTATCAAAGCAGACAACAAGGATTACCATTTCATGAATTCGAACGAAGGCTATGAAGGTAAACTTAAAATTCCACATATCATCGATGAATTTGCAACAAAAATTCTTGGTGAAATCAAGGACCCTCAAACTGGTGTTATGACTGAAAAAGCAGATGCGAGCTTGACAGAGTTCGCAATGATGTTCCAGTTTGAAGGCGACAAAAACAAGACTCGCTATGTGATGTACTACTGTTTTGCCAGTCGCCCATCTCTTGGCTCAAAAACTAAGAATGGGACATCAACCAACGAACGTGAACTTAGTTTCAAAGCTAGCCCGCGTCCATTGGATACAGTTGTTAAACGTTCAATCACATCAGCTGATGACAAGGATGCGTATGACAACTGGTTCAAGAAAGTGTATGAACCTACTGCCGTTGCAGCTTAAGGAGAAGATCTATGCGTAAAATCGTTTTGGTTGGTGATCAGGAGTATGAGTTGGGGACCAACGGCTATACTCCTATCGCCTACAAGCAACAATTTGGGAAAGATTATTTTCAAGATTTGTTCTCGATGTTGAAAAATCAATCATTCATGAATGAATTGAACAAACTGGAAACTGAAAAAGAATTGACAGCGACTGACATTGACATTTCAATGCTAGAAGAGTTTGATATGACCTTTTTCAACCGTCTTTTTTGGACCTTTGCTAAATCTGCAAATCCTCATATCAAGCCTTATGAACAATTCTTCATGGAAATGGAAGTCTTTCCGATCCAGGAAGTTGGTCCTGTGCTGATGGAAATGCTGAATGCGAGCGTGACGACAAAAAAGCACCAGATGAATCAGAATCAGCTAGCGAAGAAATCTTCACAGTAGAGTCCTATTTGTCCTGTTGTAAAGAAACTGGGTTGTCTATTGATGATCTAAAGCACATCTCAATCGGAATGGCTCTGGATTATCAGACGGATTATGTGAATTTACGGAGCGAGGACAAAGGTGGTGAACGGAAGGCCACGCAAGCTGATTTTGACAGTTTTTAAAGAAAAAACGAGTGCTGAGAGAGCGATTCTGAGACCAAGTTCCTTGGTCTGGCTGCATTATCAGTCGTAGAAGTTTTCTCAGCGCTTTTCTATTTTTTATGAAAGGAGGAAATATGGCAGGAAATATCAAAGGTATCAAAATTGAAATTGATGGCGACACGCAACCTTTACAAAAGGCGCTGAAAAATGTCAATAAGGCTGCTACTGATGCAAGTCAGGAGTTGAAACAGATTGATAAGGCCTTGAAGTTTGATACAGGAAACGTAACGCTCCTGACTCAGAAGCAAGAAGTCTTGCAAAAGCAAGTTGCAACGACCAAGGAGAAGCTAGAAACTTTGAGACAAGCTCAGTCTCAGGTGGAACAGCAGTTCAAAAATGGTGATATCGGCGCTGATCAGTACCGAGCTTTTCAACGTGAAGTTGAAACTACCAAGAATGTCCTTAAAGGTTACGAAGGAAAACTTGCTAATGTCAACCAGGCACTTGCTGAGAATGGGAGTGCTACTCAGAACAACAAGAACCAATTAAAAGAATTGCAAAATGAGCAGAAGCAACTGGCTAGCGAGAATGAAAAAGTAGTTAGTTCATTCAAATTGCAAGAAAGTCAGCTAGGAGCTAACGCAAGTGAAGCTGACAAGTTGGCACTTGCTGAGAAAAGGATTGGAGCTCAATCTGATATTGTTGCTCGGCAGATTGAAAATCTAGAAAAGCAATTAGCTCTTACAAAGCAAGAGTATGGTGAAAATTCAGCTGAAGCCAATAAAATGGAAACACAGTTGAATCAAGCTAAAACAGCTTACTCGAATCTCTCTCAAGAGATGAGTAACCTTGGGAATGCTAGCAAACAAGCGAGCGGTTCTCTTAGCGAAACAAACAATCTCTTAAAAGCTGAATTGCTCAATCAATTTTCTGAAAAACTATCAGACATCAGTCAAAAGTTGGTTGATTTTGGGAAGAGTGCTTTGGAAGCTTTTCGTCAAGTTGATGAAGGTATGGACATCATTGTCACTAAAACTGGCGCTGGTGGAAAAGCACTTGAAGACATGCAAAAAATTGCAAATGATATTGCAACGGAGCTACCAACAGACTTTTCAACTGTTGGGAATGCCGTTGGAGAAGTCAACACACAATTTCAATTGACCGGAGAAGCATTGAAAAACGCTTCAGAGGATGTTATCAAATTTTCAGAAATAAATGGTTCTGATGTAACCAATGCGACCATACAATCAAAACAAGCATTGGAAGCTTATGGATTGTCTGTCGAAAATTTATCTGCTGTTTTAGATTCGACCACTTTCGTGGCTCAAGCTACAGGTGTTTCGGTAGATGACCTGATGAAAAAGGCAACTGACGGTGCACCTCAAATTAAGTTGCTAGGTCTAAGTTTTGAAGAAGCGGTCACCCTTATTGGCCAATTGGAGCAACATGGTGTTGATTCATCTGCTGCATTGTCTGGTTTGACAAAGGCTGCAGGAGCTTATGCCAAAAAAGGCAAATCTATGACAGAGGGTTTGAAAGAAACCATCGATTCTATCAAAAATAGTAAGAGTGAGACAGAAGCTCTTAGCACTGCGATGGAAATTTTTGGAGCCAAAAAAGCTCCTCAAATGGTTGACGCAATTAAACGTGGAGCACTAAGTTTTGAAGAATTAGGATATACATCCCAAGTATCAGCCGGACTAGTATCCTCAACATACGAATCTACGCTTGATCCTATTGACAAATTTAAAACAGCTCAAAATTCAGCTACTTTGGCCATGTCTGAACTAGGCGCTGCGATTGCAGAAGTTTTGGCCCCTGTTTTTGAAATGCTAGGGAATATCGTCAAGGGTTTTGCTGAATGGTTTGGTGGCTTACCTGGACCGATTAAAGAGTTTGTAGTGGTTATGGGTACTGTTGTAGCTATTGTAGGTGTAATTGTCCCTATATTTTTAACACTACAAGCGGCTGCAACTGCTTTGGAGATTTCGATTGGTGCAATGATTACAGCTGCTCTCCCAATTATTGGAACAGCTTTAGCGATTGCTGCTGCTGTTGCAGGAGTAGTAATTGCTTTAAAATATCTCTGGGATACAAACGAAGGTTTTCGTGAAGTCGTTACAACCGTTTGGAATGCGATTCTTGAAGTCATCAACACAGTCGTATCAGAGATTTCTAATTTTGTTATGAGCATCTTTGGGACGGTTGTTACTTGGTGGACGGAGAACCAGGAACTTATCAGGACAAGTGCTGAGACTGTCTGGAATGCCATTTATACGGTCATCAGTACAATACTGGATATACTTGGCCCCTTGCTCCAAGCTGGCTGGGATAACATTCAACTGATTATTACAACAACTTGGGAAATCATCAAGACCGTTGTTGAGACTGCAATCAATGTTGTTCTTGGTGTTATCCAAGCAGTTATGCAGATCATCACTGGTGATTGGTCAGGTGCTTGGGAAACCATCAAGGGAGTATTTTCAACTGTATGGCAAGCTATTCAAAGCATTGTTCAGACCATTTTCTCAGCTATCCAGAGCTACATTTCAAATATCCTCAACGGCATTTCAGGAACTGTCTCAAATGTCTGGAACGGCATCAAGGATACTGTATCAAACGTGTTAAATGCTATATCTGGCACAGTATCAAGTGTTTGGGAAGGTATCAAGAGTACCATTTCAGGCGCTATCAATGGGGCAAAAGACGCTGTATCTTCAGCTATTGAAGCCATCAAAGGATTGTTTAACTTCAACATCAGCTGGCCACACATTCCACTACCTCACTTTTATGTGAGTGGTTCGGCCAATCCATTAGATTGGTTGAGTCAAGGTGTTCCAAGTATTGGAATTGAATGGTATGCCAAAGGCGGTATCATGACAAAACCGACCATTTTTGGAATGAATGGTAATAACATGATGGTTGGTGGCGAAGCTGGGAATGAAGCAGTATTACCGCTTAATGATAAGACACTTGGTGCCATCGGTCGGGGCATCGCTCAGACTATGGGTGGAACTTCACCGACCATCAACATTACTATTACTGGTAACACTGTCAGAGAAGAAGCTGACATCAGTCGGATTGCTGATGAGGTGGCTCAGCGTATTGCTGACGAATTGCAACGTAGAACACAATTGAGAGGAGGGGTTGCATGGTAAAGCATAATGAGCTTGTAATTGACGGTGTGCGAACATCGTCTTTTCCATTTAAGGTCATAGTCCATGATTCTCCTTCAATCGCTCTGGGAGAAAGCAAGACAGCTCTCTTGGAGCATGGTGGTATCAGTGGAGCAATTGTTCAGACGAACAAGCATAGGGAACTGGTCAAGAAATCTTATACGATTTACTTAGTCAAACCGACTGAAGAGCAGATGAACCAATTTATGAGTCTGTTTATCCGTGAGAAGTTCTGGTTAGAAAGTGAGCGAGTCAAAACAACTCGTCTTTGGTGCTATAAGGTCAATGTGAGCGACCTTGAAGAAGTGAAACCTGGTCTTTATATGACTAAAGCAACTTTTACTTGCCACCCTACCAAACACTTTAAAGACACCGATACACAGAGATTTACAAGAAGTGGGACCTTGACCGTTCAAGGTTCTGCTCTTGCCTTTCCTAAAATCACAATCGTTGGTCAGAGCGCTTCTGAGACTTCGTTTACAATCGCTGGTCAGGTCATTCGGCTTGAAAGGCTTGCTGAATCGCTTGTGATGGTCAATAATCCTGACAATCCTAGTTTTAAAACGGCAACAGGGAAGCCAGTGAAATGGTCAGGGGATTTTATCACAGTTGATCCAGCAAAAGTGAAGAATGTTGGGGTTGTTTTGGGTCCAAGTATTCAATCAATTGAAATCGAAACGGTTTGGGGGTGGGCATAATTGCTTTATTTACTTGATAAAGACGTGATAACCGTTCGATGGAACGGGGAGCCACTTCATGAAGCGACTTCGGCGATTGTGAAAGAAACCATGAATGGCGATTTCACCCTAACTGTGAAATATCCTATTTCCGATTCTGGTATTTATCAACTCATCCAAGAAGATATGCTGATAAAGGCTCCGACTCCTGTTTTAGGAGCGCAGCTATTTCGCATCAAGAAACCTGTTGAGCACAATGACCATCTGGAAATCACAGCCTATCACATTTCAGATGATGTGATGCAACGGTCTATCACGCCAGTGAGTGTGACTAGTCAGAGCTGTAGTATGGCTCTTTCTCGCATGGTTCAAAATACCAAAACTGCCTTGGGGGATTTTTCTTTCAATAGCGATATCCAGGATCGTAGAACCTTCAACACGACTGAAACAGAAACTCTGTACTCTGTATTGCTGGACGGTAAGCACAGTATAGTTGGTACATGGGAAGGCGAACTGGTTCGTGACAATTTCGCTCTGACAGTGAAGAAGAGTCGTGGTGAGAATCGTGGTGTTGTTATTACAACGCACAAGAATCTGAAGGACTACCAACGAACCAAAAACAGTCAAAATGTTGTTACAAGGATTCATGCAAAGTCAACTTTCAAACCTGAAGGCGCTGAAAAAGAAACGACTATCAGAGTGACTGTTGATAGTCCTCTTATTAACTCTTATCCTTACATCAACGAAAAAGAGTATGAGAACAACAACGCAAAAACTGTTGAAGAGTTGCAGAAGTGGGCACAAGCTAAATTCTCAAATGAGGGTATTGACAAGGTCTCTGATGCTATCAAGATTGAAGCCTATGAACTTGATGGGCAAGTTGTTCACATGGGCGATACGGTCAATCTCAAGAGCTGGAAACATAATGTTGATGCATTCAAGAAAGCTATTGCTTACGAGTTCGACGCTTTGAAGGAAGAATATATCTCTCTGACTTTTGATGATAAGGCAGGAATTGGTGGTTCTAGAGCTTCTGGTGGCCTATCTAGCGCAGCAGATGCAATTCTTGGAGTGACAGAATCAGCTCAAGAAATTGCCCTTGAAAAAGCTCTTCAAAATGCTGACTTAGACTTTGATCATAAGGCTGGATTGCTTAGACAGGAAATTTCTGATGGTATTGAACTTGCCAAAGCCAGAGCCGAAGAGGTCAAGAGACAACTCTCTGACACTATCGACCAGCGCTTTAGCAGTTTTGACAATGGCCCATTACAAGAAGTCAAGCGTAGAGCTGATGAAGCTTTGAAAAACGCTGGTGCAGGTAGTTTGCTAGCTCAAGAGGCTAAGCGAATCAGCGAGCAGGCAACCGCTGATATAACCAAATTAAAAAACGAGGTTGTTGATGGATATGTCGGCAAGAATACTTACCAAGAAGGAATTCGTGGGATTGAGCGACGAATTGAGGAAGTGAAGACATCAACGAATGGCCAAATTGCTACGAAAATAGCTCAATACAAGCAGACGGTAGATGGTCAATTTGCAAGTATTACGTCTCAGATTGCTGGTAAAGCTAACTTGCTCGATTTTCAACGTGTGCAAGAGACTAGCAAGCTCTATGAGCGTATTATCGGTCGTGGCGAGTCGGATATTGCTGATAAGGTTGCTCGGATGGCTTTGACGAATCAACTATTTCAAGTTGAGGTCGCAAAAGCTTCGGCTGGTGGACGAAATCTATTTCTTAATTCATTGTTTAAGCGCGATCTTCATCAACGTTATTCAACATATTATGTAGACGACAGTGTTGAGCAAACGCAAGGACAACTTGCTTTAAGTATAGATACAAATACTAAATTCAGAGGAGCTAATACGTTAAAGATTGTATCGACTTTCAACGGGAAGCCGAACAATCAAAAGGTTACGTTTAGAACCGGTGGTGATATGCGCCTGAATACAGCAGATGAAATGCGCAATAAATCTGTGCGTTTCAGTTTTTGGGCAAAATCTACTGTCAATAACACGAATTTTCAAGCAAGGGCAGGATATCGAAATACCGTCGAAGGTGTCTCATTGACCACAGATTGGAAATTCTATGATATTCAGCTAACGAAAAGCGAGAATTCAAATGCAAGTAATGAAGTGATCATGCATGTATTTACTGCTGCAACTGTTTGGATTGCGTTTCCAAAAGTTGAAATTGGAACAGTGTCAACTCCATTTTCAGAAGCTCCTGAAGATACGGACGAAGCGATTCGCACGGTTCAGAGTCAACTTGCTGGCTCATGGGCCGTTCAAAATTTGACCAGTGCAGGCTCAATCGTTTCGCAAATCAATGCGACTAATAATCAAATTTTGATTGAAGCTGAAAAAATCCGATTAAAGGGTAAGACCTTACTTGATGAACTCACGGCTATTCAAGGTTACTTCAAGCGGTTATTTGTCGGTGAGGGTACATTCGCTAAACTGAATGCTGAGATTATCGGCTCAAAGACTATCACAGCTGACAAGCTGGTCATGGACCAAGCGATGGCTCGGATGTTCGTATCAAGCGACATCTTCACGGACACGCTTGCTGCTAAGGAAGCCTTCATCAACAAGCTTCGGTCTGTTGTAGTTACTGCGACTTTGTTCGAAGGTTACAAGGGTAAGATTGGTGGATTCCAAATCGGTACACATGACAAGGACCCGTCAACTTATTGGCTTACAGGACAAAATAATTTCGATGTTGGGCTTTCTTCGGGAAAAGGAAGATATAATCAAACCTCTCTTTGGGTTAACTGGGGAGACAATTGGAATAAGCCAGGAGATAAAGCATGGTTCGTAAAAAACACTGGTGAAATGCACTGCTACAATACAGCTCATTTTTGGAATGAACCGATTGTGCACGGAGATCTTCAGGTTAGCGGTAACATAAAATTTATCAATAATGGTTCGTTGGGCTATTGGATATATTCTTACAACTACAAAAAAATTGCACGAAGCAATGGATATTTATATTTATACGATAACTATGAAAGATACGACTGGATCCCGATGAATAAAGAAATTTCAGACCGTCGATATAAGTACAATATCGAAACTAGTACAGTTTCAGGTCTCGATGTTATCGAGCAACTCAAGACGTATAGCTATCGCAAAGAATACGACGACAAAATCGAGGATATTTCTTGTGGTATCATGGCTCAAGACGTCCAGAAGTACGCTCCTGAAGCTTTCTACGAAAACCCAGACGGTGCATACTCATATCGCACATTTGAACTTGTGCCTTATTTAATCAAGGCCATTCAAGAACTCAATCAAAAAATAGAAAAATTGGAGAAAACAGCATGAACGAACAAGACAAACAAATCAGCAGTCTAGCGATTAAGTCGCTTGGTGAAAAAGTCGGTAATGAGGCTACTCAATCAGCAACGCTCGAAGCCCTCTACACAGTAACCGCTATGGAGCTTGAGCAGATGAAACGAATCATCGAATCCGATGAAGAACTCAAGGAAAAGTTTGAAGAAGTGAAAGGAAAAATGACAAATGGCAATCAATAACTATGAACTAGCGAGCAAACCTTATACTCGTGGATTTGGAGACAATCTCAAGACCGTAGTTGAAATTCGTCTCTCAGATGGAACACGTTACAGTACGAACATGCGTGAGTTGTCAGGAGACAGAACGACTGAACAAGAAGATGTCTTGATTCAAGCGGTACTGGATATTATCAAGGCTGAATTAGATCCAGCAAGCGCTATTGTTCAGACTCAAGCTAAACTTGAAGAAGCGACTCATAAACTTGCCGAAACTGAAGCGAAACAGACAGCAACAGACCAAGCAGTTAAGCATAATCAAGAAGAAACTGACCGCTATGGTAAAATCATCCATGCGGTCGTTTTAAATGCTGTAGCAGGCAAGACAATCGCTTATGGAACTATCTACAAGGAATTGGTAGAGTTGATTCCACTTGCTGAATTTGGGAAACATTACATGGCACATGACTTGATTACTATCGAAGACCCTGAGCACGTTGAAGTGAATGGTGAAGGCAAGCGTGTCTTGGTTCAGCTTAACCGTGAATTTACTTATAACGGTGAACCAGTCAGCGATTTTGCTCGCAACGGTCGCCTTGAACTTGACGGAACAGGCGCAGCATGGAAGTATGAACCTAAAGAATAGAGGTGTGTATGCAAATCGAATTTTTCAACTTTCTAAGAAGCGTAGTCCAGACCGAAGACGGCCTGGTATTGTACGCTCTTGCATTGATTGTTTCAATGGAAATCATCGATTTCTTGACAGGGACAATTGCTGCTATCGCAAACCCTGACATCGAGTATAAGAGCAAAATCGGCATCAATGGACTCCTTCGTAAGATTCTAGGGGTCCTCTTGCTGATGATCCTCATTCCGATGTCCGTTTTGTTGCCTGAAAAGACAGGCTTCGCATTCTTGTACTCGATTTATCTCGGGTACATCGCATTTACTTTTCAATCCCTCATTGAAAATTACCGCAAATTAAAAGGAAATGTTACTCTTTTTCAGCCGATCCTGAAAGCATTTCAGCGCTTGCTTGAAAAAGATGACGACAAAAATAAAGGAGAATAACACATGCAACAAATCAATGAAATTATCGCAAACGGAGCAATCAGCATTCTTGTAATTTTGGCTGGTATCGCAGTCAAAGCAGTTAAGGACTTCCTTATCAAAAAAGGTGGAGAAAAGACCATCAAAATCGTTGAAATCTTGGCTAAAAATGCGGTCAATGCGGTTGAGCAGGTCGCTTCAGAAACGGGCTATAAAGGCGAAGAGAAACTGGAGCAAGCACGCACTAAAATCCGTGCTGAGCTGACCAAATACAATATCAGCATGACTGACCGTGACCTTGATACATTTGTCGAGTCAGCGGTCAAGCAAATGAATGAAGCCTGGAAAGGAGACAAAGAAAATGTCTAAAAAACAAGATATGATTAACGACCTCATTGCTCACGCTGATGCAGGAACTGGGGTTGACTATGATAAAATGTATGGCTATCAATGTGCCGATGTGACCTGCTACGGCATCTTTGAATATTTCGGTACTCGTCTCTGGGGTAATGCTATCGACTTGCTACGGTCTGCAGAGGCAGCGGGCTTGCAAGTCGTCTATGGTGCTCAATATCCCAAAGCTGGTTGGTTCTTTGTTAAGAATTTCGTCGCAGGCGATGGAGTGAATTATGGTCATACTGGTCTTGTCTATGAAGACTCTGACGGTTCAACTATTAAAACCATCGAGCAGAATATCGATGGTAACGCAGATTTCTTGGAAGTCGGTGGGCCTTGTCGCTACAACGAGCGCTCTGTTGATTCGATTGTGGGATATATCGTGCCGCCTGAAGAAGATCAGTCTGGGTGGAAACATGATGAGACTGGCTGGTGGTGGTGGCGCAAAGATGGCTCATATCCAACTGCTAAATTTGAAGCAGTAGATGGGAACTGGTTCTATTTCAATGATAATGGCTATATGTATGAGAACCAATGGCTACATCACACTGACGGCTATTGGTATTGGTTTGATAAAGATGGCTACATGGCCAATAGCGGTTGGAAGAAGATCAACGGGAAATGGTACTACTTCAATGCAGACGGTGCTATGCAGACTGGCTGGGTTAAATACTACGAAAAATGGTATTACCTCAATTCGGAAAATGGCGACATGGTATCAAACGCATTCGTCCCTTATAACGGTGGATACTACCTCATGCTTGAAGATGGTCGATTGGCTGAAAAAGAAAGCTTCAACATTGAGCCAGACGGCTTGATCACTACTAAATAATTTTTTTAAAATAGAAAGGAAAATTTCTAAAATATTGTTCTAATTGTAACCGCAGGCAGTAGCTTGCGGTTTTTTGTTTGCTCAAAATAGAAAAAACAGTGATGGTACTCACTGTTTTTCTTGTAGTGTATGGGCGTAAGAAGTCATGCTGATAGCGTGTTTTAAACGCATGTTCATAATATCTGATACACCGTTTTTATACTTATCTACTGCTTGAATAGATACGCCACAGTTTTTGCTGATAGCATAGGCTGTGGCGTTGTCTAAAAGCCAGCGGATAGCTTTAATATCTACTGACATATATTACCTCATAAAATACCAAACTGCAAATAGGAGCAGAAGAAGTCCAATAATAAATTCAATTTTTTCACGCTTGGTTGTTTTTCTAATTTTTAGATTTACTTTCATTGTTTTTCCTGTTATAATTTAAGTACACCCCCGAAGGGGTGGATAGTGATTTCTCACTATCCAAATTCGATGTGCCATTCAAAGCTGATTATAAATAAGTTTATTTTGACTACTAGCTTATTTGTTTTTACTTTGAGTGGCTTCTTTTTGAACTTAAACATTTTGTTTTCCTTTCTACTAGTTTCCTTGTCTAAGGTTTCCTCCTTAACCTTATGTATC